ACCGGCTACAATATCTAAACGCTGAATGTAATGAAATAATTTTATCTTTCTGTCTGTAACAAGGCTTAATACTTCTGTTTCAAAAATCGTCTCTTCCTGTGTGTCATTATCGTCAGTAATAATCGGCTGTTCACCCCAACAAGCTTTTGGATATGCTTCTACAATACGCTTAGCTATATCTTGCCTTAAAAACCTATTAATGTAATCCGCTATTGTAGGCTCTATATCGTAACCAAACACTTTATATAAATTACGCTTGTCATTATGTGTTTTTGTTATCTGTGATTGCAAGGCCATACGGCTTGTTAAATCACTGTTATTAAACATACCGTTTAAATCTTCTCTGCTCTTTAAAGTGTTTGAAAGTTTTAATTGCTGTTTTAATAACCGGTTTTCATTTTGTAAATCTCTAGACATGTTATTTATATACTACCTTATTTGAATATATTTAGCACTTATTGACACGTACTATTTATCTTATTTTATTTTTCCTAACCCTTTGTATCCTTAAAATTATCGTCTATAGCTTCCTCTATTAAATAAAAACCTTTTTCTTTTACCTGCTCTAATGTTTCCAGGCCATCAGGTATTTTATTTTTTGGGCATCTATCATCTATCTCACAACAAACACGTAAGTCATTACCTGAAATATTTTCAGGCATACCATACTTATCTATATCAAAAGAAGCCGTGCTATGTGGATTAGGGTAAGTATACCTAAAAGTACCTTGAGAATTATTTGTTGAAAACCCTAAAATATAATTCACAGTACCTACAGCAGGACTTCCATTTTTACCTTGCCAATTATAAAACTTCTCTATATTATCAAATATTTTGTAACCTTTAATCATTAAATGCCCCATTTTTTAGATAAATAATCATATACTATGTTAGCTTCTGTAGCTGATAAACTGTTATCGAAAACTAAAAACTCCCCCAGTTCACCTTTCCAGCCTTGATCAGCACCTACCCATCTGCCGATTCCAATATCATTTGTTGTACTTCCGATACCCGAAGCCGGCAAGTTTAAAGAAGTCAAACTAACATTATTAATGAATAATTCCATCAGTGAACCTGTTCCGCTGCCAGTTTTCCTAAGCATAGTTACAAAAGGGCCGGCCCCAGGTGCAGAGAAATTGCTATCTGCAAAAAATCCGCCTGTTATTTCTATTCCTATAGTGTTTAAAAAGCCATGCTGGCCTACTGTCCACCAACTACCAGAACCAACTCCAAATCTAGTTCCAATTATTCCTTTGTATTTCGCATATCCTACTGCACCGTCGGAATCCATTTGTGCAACTGCAAATACCGTAAAATCATCTGCTGTCCAGTCTATGCCAAATGAAGACGCATACAGCCATTCATTAACACCATTAAGATTTATACTGTCTAAACCATTTATAGAGTTAGCTAAAAGTGTCGGTTGGTCAACGGATGTAGGTTGAGAAAAATTATTGAACTTTCCTGATTTATCCAAAAACACCGAAACATCGTTATTAATATCCTTAGTTATCACTCTAAAAGAATCAGAAGCATCTAGCCATAATTGTAAATCAGGCATACTTGCATATATAGGTATATCTCTGAAAACTTTTTTTGGTATTACATATTTAGAAAAAACGTCACTATATACCTTATCGGTAACTAGTCTTCTATGCTCTTGCATCCGATATCCGAACTGTAGCAGTTCCTGAAGTATATTCTCCTGTTTTTACTCCTGCCCTATATTGTGCCCCTCCCGGCTGTACGTCCCATCCCTCAAAAGCAGTAACAAAGGTATTAACATCTCTCCAAGAATCACTTGTATTGAAACGTCTTTGAAGTGTGACAGTCCCTACAAAAGAGGAAGATACAATACTAAAATTAAATCTTTCATTTACTAAAACGGGATCTGTGTATGTATTTTGTGCCGATATTGCTAATTCAACTTCTTGCGCTATGCTCATTATTTCACCTCTTTTTAAAATTATATATTAGTATTGACAGTTTACCAAGCCCCTGCTTCATTTTTAGATCCCATAAGTCCCATCTCCACCCCGTCCATAAACATGTCAACCTGATCATCATATTTGTGAGACATTAAAGGGGTGAATTTTCTAATTTCATCTTTAAAATCTGAAACCCACTCCGCATCATCAGGGATGTACACTTTACCTGATGCCATATATGGCACCGTGTCCATAGCTCTAGTAACCTTGTCCACATTTCGCTGTATTGGCAATATCGGCATTTCATTTTCAAGTGTCTGTACTAAATCCGTCCCGCTAGATTTATCCTCAATATATACCCATCTTAACTTCCCTATCGGGGCACTATGGTGTCTATGTTTGTAATAAAACTCTTTTAATACCTTTCTTAGTTCAGGTGATTCCCATTTCCCTTTAACCACATCAATTAAATAGAGTTTATTACCTGAAACACCCCAGCAACCAAATACGGATCTGTCATTGTGTTCTTTTGTTTTCTGCGCTGTATCCCCTGTAATAAATCTAAACTCAAAATCAGGGGGGACATTTCCGGGGTAGTAATGCCACCATTCATCCTTAAATATACCGCCACCCAATGGAGTTGGTCGCTGATCATATTGCGCCGCTGTAGTATAAGGGTCTGATTTTCTCATCTGTTCAAGGTCTGAAAGACTGTGTTTATATTCCCACAATGCCCCGTTTGGTATATCGTAATCTATAGGTATACCATAAGGAAACTCAGATTTTTTGTATATTTTCGTTTCGTCTGTTATCTCACACGGCAAACAAAGATGATGCCATTTTTCACCTGTTCCACCATTAAGCAAAAACCCCGTCATATCATCCTCATGTATACGCTGCATTACAACAATAATAGGCACTTTTTTATGTGCTAATCTAGATAAAAAAGTATCTGTCATTTGATTGTTTATCTTGCTCCGCATAGCGTCTGAATAGGCGTCTTTAGGTTTCAACGGGTCATCAATAACTAAAGCCCCTGTAAAGCCTTCTTGCATTAACCCCGCACCAAATCCAGTTATAGTTCCCCCCGATGGTACAGCAAGTAACCCACCGTCATAATCTGCTATTCTCCATGCCCTTTTGCTTTGGCTGTCTTTTTTTAAAGACATTGGCCATAACTCTTGAAAAGATTCATGTAATATTAAATCTTTTATTGTCATCGAATTACGCATAACTAGGGAATCTGCATAACTTGCATGTATAAACTCTGAACTAGGGTTGATAGCGAATCCCCGAGCAATAAAAGATATTACAACTTCCTCTGTTTTGGTGTACCTAGGTGCAATATTAACAATAAGCCTAGTTATCTCACCCGAAAAAACACGATCTAAGGTCTTACCTATCACATGGTGATGTGAGTTTAATATAAGTTTTTGGCGCTTTCTCTTTGTAAAAAAGTATCGCGTAAAAGAAACATGATCTTTTTCACATAGTTCTCTTAATATCCCTTTATCAATATTCTGCATTAAATTTGTCTATAAAAGCGTTTAAATCGTCCTTATTTACGCTTACTTTAGGTGCAACACTAACGCTATCGCTCTCATTACTCTGTTTTCCTGTCTCAACAATCCCAAAATGCTTGGCTAGCATTTCTAACAACTTTGTAGCTCCCTTAGAGTCCATTGTGTATTCTCCTGTCGGGTGTCCTAACTTATCTAAAACAGCGACGGGTTGTGTGCATTTATCCAAGGTATTCATTATCCGCAATAATACATCATCTTTAGTTATATATGTCCGTCTTATTATCTTTCGCCTTACATCCAAATAATCACGAACTTTGGGATTATGTAAAATACATTCCGCTTTTCTGTGTGGCATTTCTTCATAAGGCAAGGCACGAACAACCGAAAGGGCTACAGGTGCGGTTATGTTTTTTAAATATTCTTCACAAAAAAGAAATTCTTCATCTGTTAACTGGTCCGCTAACTCTAAAACCTTGCTATATTCGTCCATCTTTTAACCGTTTTAATGTTGTTTCTAGATTGTGCATGTCTTTGGATAGTGTACCACACACTTGCCTTAAATCTTTTTTTAATTGTGTGAATGTCTTTATTTCCTTATTTTGAAGATTTAATTTATCTATAAGCATGTCTATATTCCTAGCAAATAAATCTATTTGAAAATCATGTTCAACACTTTTGCGTTCAAGGTATCTTAACCTTTCTTCAAATAGATCCTCTCTGTTGCTCATGTAAATATTTCAACTGTTCTTCGTTTCTTACTTGAACTAGTTTTTGGTCATCCAATATATCCGATAATTTCTCAACTGATTTACTTAAACTTGCTATTTCTTTTTCTAACCCCACCCATGCTTTATTGTGGTAATCGTATGTAACATATTCTTTATTTATGTTTTTTTTAAAAACACCCCAAATGTACATTGTCATTATAATCGCGGGAGTATTCATCATAACCAAGACCGCGCCTATATTAAGTACTCCAAGCTCTTTCATTATATCCATTACTACTTTAATAGATATCATTTGGCTTTTCCTTTTACTTTCTCAAATGTTCTTAGTCCTCCGAGCCCCAATAAAACTACTACAAGTTCCATTGTGATATCTATACCTACAGGGTTATGTAGTTTAATTCCTGGTTTGAACATGCTTACAAACCACTCTATCAAATCACGAAAGCACACCAAGTAAGCAAGGTTAAAGCCACATACCCAACCTATAAAAGGCCGCCATCCCGCAATAAAAACAGATCTATGTTGGGCTTCAATTTTATTTATTTCTAACTGTACTAATTGCGGCTGTGCCTTTATTCTTTCCATAGCCTCTGCACGTGACAAGCGCTCATCATCTGATGTAAATAATTTATCAAGTATGTTACCAACTGCGGCTACTGAATTAATATTTTTAACTATCCCAAACATCAATAATCATACTTCCATACTGTATTTGTGTTTCGATCTACATCAATATGTAAAAAATCTTTCCCTATACCTAACCCTACATATACATCATCTTTTCCGTACTGCATTAAAGATATATCAGAAAGGTAATTTCCACCATCCACATATTCAGAAACAATCTGGTATATCTCGTCTCCTGAATAGTTCCCGTCTAAGTGTCTACATTGAATGTCGCAAGCTCTAAGATATGGATTTTTAAAGTTGGGTAAATGTCTTGATCCCCAAGGAATAATATCTATTAAATCATTATCTCCAAGCCCATTACCTTTTGTTTTTATTTTCTTTCTTTTTTCTAAGTCTTTGTATATCTTAACATGCTCTTTTATATCTCTTGCAGCATTGGTTATTTTCACCGGTTTGCCTGTTTCATTGCGTACCTTTTGAAGTATAGCTATCAACCTTAGATCAGGTGGAACAAAATCAAATTCACTAAGTTTAAAGTTTTTAGATAGTTTTCTGTCCATGTAAGGATAGTAGCACATATCCAACTGAATTAAAATTTTACTTTTTAACATAAAGCATATATTCTAGCTATTAGAGATATTGAAATACAGCAATTAAAACCATATAAAAAACCCCAGACATGCCCAAGCATGTTGTTTTGTAACTTTTACTCCAACTAGAAGTTACAAGATTTTTAAAGGGAAACCTTAAAAAGTGAGCGTAAAACGGTCTAAAAACACCCCAGGAACCCCAGTTATTTTGTAACATGAGATTTTGAGTAAAAGTTACAAAATAAGCCTTTTTTTAAAATGGGGTGTCTAGGAAAAACATCAAAAAAGCACTAAAAATGGAATAGTTTCCAGGTTTTTCGCGTTTCAAATGCTAGGAAAAAAAATGGATCAAGAATATTCCATATATTCGAGCGTAGACCCATTCACCCATTCCGAGTTACAAAGCATTATTACGCTCGAAGTCCACCCCAGACAGCCCCAGTAGAAAAAACAATTTTTTCTTGCCTACTATAATATGGAGTTGTAACTTTTGGTATAGAGTAAAAGTTACAAGAAAAGCCAAGCGATTTACACTCAATATTAACTATCATCAGTTTAAAAAAACATGATTTGTAACTTTGTAACTTGACTCGTTTTTTAAAAGTTTGAAAAACAGCTTTTGATCTCTCCATATAAGTTACAGTGTTACACCTATTGACCATTTCTGTTTTGTTAGCCTCAAACGGCATCCGACCATGTCTGGGGTTTTTTGAGTGTAAACGTGTTTTTAAAAAAACGATAAATTGACTTGCGGTAAATCAGACCAATGTGTGATATTTAAATTAATTTTATAGATAATTTCAGTTTTTTCTAAGCACAGCCACCAACCCTCAACAACCCAGTAGCACCCTTTATTTTCGTCGTATTCTTCACAATCAGATGTATATTCCACATCATCTAAGAAATCATCAGATAATATTGTTTTTGGTGGTATATATTTTGCTATTGCAATTTTTGAGTGTCTGTATTGATTAAAGCCACAACATAAAACTGGATGTAGTGTTTTTGGTTTTTTATTTTCAACTGGTATCCATTCAATAGTTGATTTCATTTTTAATTTTCCGTCAGTGAATCTATAACCAAACCCCAAGAATCGGCCATTTTTTTACTGAAACCGTTTTCTTTTTCAAACGAGGAGGTCTTAACAGGCCTGTATTCAAACTTTTTACCGTCTTTGTTATCAGATACATTAACCTTTTCCCAAATGCCTTTTTTTCGTTGTACAAACATAATCATTTTTTCCTCTCTATTTCTCTTTAGTTTAAATTATACACATACATTATTTGAAAAATTTTTGATTCATCCTCCTCGCTTTCGATTATTAAATCTTCAAGTGTATCTGTTGATTCTTTAAAACTTCCTATGTATTTAAGTTCCAAATTTATTTTACTTGCTGAGCCTGTTGTATACATTTCAGGAAGAATAATTTTAAACTTGTTAATTTTGTATTCCATTTTAAACTTTTTATTTTTACCCGTATTTGTTTTATTTTAAACATCATCTTCCAAAAATATATTTATTCTTGAAACTTTTTCCTGTACTTTTTTTGTGCATTTTGTTTTCTCCTTATCTCTTAATCTCTCAATGTATATTAACGGTTAACCTTTAGTTTGTCAATATTTAATTTAATATTATCAGTTAATGCTTGTACGATTACTAGGTAATATATTATAATGTTTTTATGAAAGCGAAATTAAATAAAAAAGATTTAAAAGAATTAAATACATTTTTACTTTCGGGTAAATCTAAAAACGAAGTAGCAAAAATATATGGGTATTGTGATAGTTGCGCGCTTAAAAAAGGTTTATCAAGATTAAACTATAAGATAGTTCAAACTATCAAAAAAATAGATTAAATGTCTTTATCTGAGTATGTTAATGGAGGGGCTAATGTTGGTATACGTACATATTTAAGTGTAAACAACAAAACAGCAAAATTAACTGTTTCTTATGATAATTCTGTAAAATCTAAAAAAAGAATTTTTGAAATGCCAGTGCAGCAGTTTAAAGCTATAAAAAACATTGAAGTGGCGGCCTGGCATAGTGAATGTGTTTTAAAAGTTATCAACCGTTAAAGTAATGATTTTTTGAGCAATCCGGGCATTTAACCCTCCTTATTATTAACCGCAATAACCAAATCCATAGCCAGAGCCAAAGCCAAAGCCAAATCCATAGCCAGAGCCAGAGCCAGAGCCAGAGCCAGAGCCAGCGCCAGCGCCATGACCAGGGCCATCACCAAAGCCATCGCCATAGCCATCGCCAAATCCATAGCCAGAGCCAGAGCCAGAG